ATTCATAACACCATTCCAACTGTCGTATACAAATTCTCTCATATCTATTACCTTTTCCATCGTTGTCTTTATTGGATAGTGTGCATCCACATTATCCTTGAAATCTATAGCATCATATAAATCAGTAAAGTATCTTACTACCTTCTGATTCTTAAAATACCCTGTTACTCTGAACACTGTTCTTTACCGGCACATTCTGCTGGGAAGCAATGTCCTCTCATAAAGTAGTATTCATTTTCGTATGAGGGATTCCACATACTTTCATCCATGAGTTTTTCACATTGTGCTTCAGTGAATGGTTGTTGCAATGCAACCTGTCCTATGTAATTCTCTGTACCAGCACCATCAATGCCCCACATTGACATCACAAAAATAAATTCTTTCATAGTCTGTTCCTCATAATTAAGTGTAACTTTTCTGTTCCTAGGCAAGTTACCAGCCCGACAGCATTATGCCGCTAGGGCGTAATCTGAAGGTGCGAAATTATCGTTTGCACTTACGAGTTTTGACCTATTACGCAGTCAACCGACAATTCTACTCGCCTCTATCTCCGTCAGTCGATCCTAGTTCGCCCCCATCATAAACACACCAATTGTATTTAATCCAATATTCTTTCCATCTATCGCCCCAAACTTTTTTATAGGCCTCGATGATGTGTTTATGGTGGAGGCGAGGGGTACTGCCCCCCTGTCCTGTCCGATCTTCGATTTGTATCATCAAATTGTACTTTATTTATACCACACCAACCCTTTGTTGTCAAGTAGCAATCTCATTTTTTGGTACACCCAATGCAATACTACCCTGTCCAGAACCTAATACGCAGGCCTGATCTTTACTAACAAACTCAATCAGTGTCCATGTTTCTGTTTCTGGATTCAAAGAAATAACAAATCTGGATGGTGTTCTCATACCATTAGGGAAAGCAGTTTCGCCATCCATAACAATAGTAGGAACTTCCCCATACTTTTTAGTCATTGCAACCAAATCTTCCATAGAACTACACTGAATAGGTTTAGACGCCCAGTATGTGTAAGGCAACTGTGGTTCTTGTGGTTCTTCTTTATTTTCCTGTGCTAATGCAACTCCACTAAACAGGAGCGCCGATAACGTCAGGGCCTTCGTCAAGTTTTTCATTTTCCTCTTCCCATTCTGAGACAAACTGCTCGATGGTTTCTACGAGAAGTGGCAGATATTCGTGCTTCTTCTTTACAAACTCTTGAACTGTTCCATCTTCGGTTACTACAAGAATCACTATCTGTTCGATTGGATTACCTGTACGTTCCTCAAACATTTCTGCATATGCAGAGGCTTGAATGTAGTAGTCCAAATTCCAATCGTCATTACGTTCAGATTTTGATGTCTTGAAGTCGATAATAGAGGGTACTCCATTGTACTCTGCAATGCAGTCTACTCTACCGGCGACCTTGTATTTATCACTCCAAAGTCCACATTCTTGAGCAAATATATTATTTATTTTTGCTTCGAGAACAGGTCGGAGTTGTTGGAACAAACACCAAGGAAGAAACTCACGATTATCTTTCACGACTTCTTGGTTATTAAGAAAGTCCTCACACATATGGTGAACCTTAGTTCCTCTATGTGCAGCTGTCCTTGAAATATAGTTCGCAACATCGTTACCTACTTTTTTACGCCATTCAGATAATCCCTCTCTCTTACGAACCTGTAGTACGGTTGTGATTGAAGGAAAAATACCCCCATCAGGGGTTAGGTAAAATCGTTTTCGATTTACGTTTTTGGTTGATACTTCTGGAATATCAACAGGGTTGTGTGTAAACATAATATAATCACCTCATAGTTTTATAACATTATATACGAATAAGAAAGAATGTCAATAGATTTATCTAGATACTTGTCTAAAATAATCTTTACCATTTACTTTAATAAAAGGTTTATTTGTTTCTTTCTTGTTTGGATTTGGAATTGTCACTACAACATTCTTATTTGCTTTATACGCAGTTAATTGGTTAATGAGTCTTTCCATACCATCACTTGCAATATAATCTCTACGGGCCGCATTTGTTATCTTCTTTGAAACACTTCTGCGTTCACCTTTTGATACTTGTTTGGTTCTTTGTCTTTTCTTACCCATTACATAATCCCATCATCATCGCCTTGTTCTTGTTTAATCTTACTAATAAGATATTCTTTCACCATACCAGAACGAACAATATCACCTAGTGTAAATTCAATATTCGCAAAAGATTTCATTCCTCTAATTATTTTCATAAAATGATGCAACCCTTCTCTGTCAACATTTTTTAGTAAGTCTGACTGAAAAACATCACCACAGAACATAATCTTTGAATCCATACCTACACGAGTAATGATTGTATCTAGTTCATGGAAGTTCAAGTTCTGAGCCTCATCGACTATAATGATTGCATTGTCAAGTGTAATACCTCTCAAGAATGAAGTTGTAAGGAACATCAACGAACCTTGATTCTTCAGTCTATCATATAGAATATTAAATGACTGTTCGTTAGGTTGTTCAAACATAAACTTTACCATGTTCTGATAAGGAACTTGGAACAAGGCTGTCTTATCCTCTTCATCGCCTGGCAAGAAACCAATCTCACGAGTTGGAACTGCACTACGAACCAAATACACACAATCGTATTTTGTTTCATTTTTCAGTACTTCTTGCAGTGCGAGATATAAAGTAATAAAGGTTTTACCTGTACCAGCCGCACCATACAAGAATAGATTTTTACCATTCTGATATTCTTGAAATGCACGTTTTTGATTATCAGTAGCCGCCTTTATGGATACCATCTGGTCAATACGAATATCTTTTGCCTTTGCCATTAATTATTTCTCCATCTTTTTCGATGCTTTTCTACTACTTGTTTAGTTTTTACATCCTTAATAGATTTCCTTGCATACCTATCTGCAAGTGGACTATCTGGATGTGCATCTGTAACTCTACTTAAAACTTCTTTCCAACCAGCATCAGTTTTACCGTCAATTGTACCTGTTGTTGAAACAATACCAAATGGTACTGGCACTTGTGAAATGTGAGGATTTTTTTCTAAGAGTTCTTCTCTACGAGAGTTGCTGATAAAATCATCAAACTCCTCACCTGTCTCATTATTTCTGAATCTGTACGTTGGCATTATTTAATTTCTCTTCACTTAGTTCTTTGATCCTATTTAGTAGTCCATAATATGCCTCTGTCATATTCTTGAGGTCGCCCCTTAACATTTCATTTTCTGATTGTAATGCACCAATCTTTGCCCTTAAATTAGGCAACTCGTAATTCAGATTGTCCACCGTCATACCAATATGGCCTTTCTCTTTCTTTCCATGTTGCGAACCTACTCTTTGCAACATTGTAAAAATTACGATACGCTTGAACCGTATCACCCTCTACCATGCATTGTGGGAATGCAAGCATCGCCTGTGGAACAGGTGTATGCCCCATAAGACTAGATGGCATATTCTTAGGTGGGTTTTGTAACAACCACCAATAATCTTTTGAACCATGTTCCTTACCATACCTGTAAGTATATTCATCGCACAGTAGTCTATAATATGTATACATCATCATGTAGTTTTCTCTACACATACGAACCCATTTGTTTGTAGGGTGATTAACATGGCCTGCAAGGAAAAGATGTTTGTTCATCTTTCTGTCTGGATGTTTCCATCTTTTAATCCTACGTCCATTTGCAGTCTTGTCATAGTATTCAGTACCGTCTAAAACACGATGTGCCGTACAGAGCATTTGTTTGTACTCTGTCGGCATCTTCACAACGTGTTTATCACAGTGGTATTGAACTGACTTGAAAGGGTCTTCATCTAACCAAAATAAGTTCATTATCTACTCCCATCTGTAAAATATGTGATCTTCAATCTCAATAGTCTTTTTCTTAGTCTTTGCCCATGCTGGTAATACATAGTCTGCATGATAGTGTGTTGCACCTTCTGTAATATCCAGTATTTCAAATGTACCAGAAACAATACCCTCTGTCAATAGATAAATGTTATCATATGTTTCTTCATCATAAATCTTATCAGACTTACCATCGCAATACCAACTAAACTGGCACTTATGTCGAATAGGTATCATTTCACCTGTACCCTTCCAACTAGGACGATGTGGGCCTTGTTTGACAACTTCACAAATAGAGTTTGGAAACCTGTCATCGTTCACACGATTTATAGTTACTGAAATGACTGCCATTTGTCCAGCCAGTGGTTGATTTCTTGCCTCGTGATAAACATTCTCTGCGAGACAAGTTGCCTCTATCCTATTAAACTCATCCCATTTTCCTTGTGCCATGGGTACATCATCGCCCCATGCCGGAGTTGAGATAGTTAGGAAAGAGGCAATCATTGCTTCTATCATTGAGTTAGTATCTCCATATTAGTTAGTGATTCTTCTGAATCCATTTCATGTTGATTGTTCACAGACTCATCAAGTTCTTTCCAAGCCTTGGTTGAACGTATCTTCGATAAGAGCATTCTGTCTTTCCTAAGTCGGTTCATAATAATCTTATTCGCCTCCTTATCTGAATACTCCAATAGAACATATGCACGATACTGTGTACCGTTAGCAACCACAGAACTTTCAGAAACTTTGTAACCAGCAACATCTACATCTGCAATAATGTTTTTAGTTGCCTTCTCTACTTCTGATAGAATAGAAGTATCTGTTTCTTCTGAACCAATCTTTGCAATAAAGGATTTGGTTTGAGAACGAACCTTACCATTAATCCTATCTGCAAGAGTTGTCTTTGCATTCAACACTGCAATATCTACAGTTAGTTGCAAGTCTGGTGTGACAGCAGTTCCTACAGAGTATATTGCATTATCATTAGTTGGTGGTTTCAAGAACCACTCAGGCATTACATCAATCTGGTCTACTACTGCCTGAGCCTTGTATTCGTATACCTCTTTGGCAACGATACTTTCTGGTGGTACGTTTGTCAATGTCTCCACCGTTTTGTTGGAACTGCAAGCACTAACAAGTACAACAGAACCAAGAAGTATGATCTTCTTCATGTTATATCCCTTCTAAAAGTTTCACTAGATCATCACGCATTCCAGATTCGGTGAACAAGTCACTTAATACTGAACCGATTTGTGGGTAGTATGTTATTAGAACAATACCCAATATAATACCAATTAAAATCTTAAACATTAGTAACAGTCCGTTCCGCCGGTTTGCCAATTTGCATAACACTTCCCAGCCTTCCTATGTGGATTGCCAAAGGATATTGTTATACCCCCAATAGTAAAGCCTTGACTCCTATTTGGTATATACTGTACCACAGGAGCAGGCGTTACGTCAATAATTTTTCTAGAAATAATTCGTTCAGTTACAACAGGAACACCTTCTTGAATTACAGGTGTCTCTTCTGGTTGTGCCTCTGTAATCTGTACAGGGTCTTTAGTAGAACAATTCATTTCTGTTTTTGCTGTCAGAACTTCTGGTGAAACCTCACCGATTACCTTTTTCTTTGCCTTGACAGTTGCTTGTTCACAAGCGTCATTTTCTGTCATGTCAGGCCCAAAAACATATGTACCCTCTGTAGGATATGTAGTACCGTTAATTGTTACATCCATAGACATAATACATTTTCTGGTATCTTCAACATATGGAAAAACCTTCTTATCAATATTAGAAGTCTTTTCGATTTGTTGTGTCCAATTTGTTTCTACAGTTTTATCGTATTCACATGGTACATCTGCAAACACTGGGTGGCAACCAGAGATAGATGCAATGAGAACACATGAGGTCAATCTACCCAACATTTAACATTTCTCCTATTCTATCACCAATACAATCGTTCCTATATTTACACTTCTGGTAAAGTTCAATAACCAACTCGGGCGTAGATACACAACCAGATAGTGCAAATATAATCAAAAATGGACTAAATTTCTTCAAAACCACACATGGCCACCTTGTACTTGGTAGTTCCAAGTAACATCTGATCACCCATAGAAGTAGAACGTAAACCGTAAGTCTCACCGTCAACAACAGGTAGTTCACCCATAACAGTTACGTCATCGTTACCATCTTGTGGCATCTTTAATGACCAACTATCCATGATGTTCTGTGTCCACCGATACGCATACTCAAGTTTCTCAGTAGTTGTCATACCTTCTTTGGTATGCACCAGAGCAACTGTGCGTGGTGAATCTTCAAACGCAGTATGAATAACTGCAACGGGCTGATTTTCATTATTCGGCATCATTACACTGCCTCCAACATTGAAAAGGGAACATTATAACCAGACGTAGCACCACTGATAGGGTTAGTCACCATATCAACAATCGCTCTTGTCTTGTTGATTTTTCTGATAGTGCCAGGTGTCTTTTTTGTTTTCTGAACAACATAAACTCTTTGTCCAACTGACAAACCACTTTTATTCTTCATCACTTTAAGTTCTGAAGCAAACTGTTGTAGTTCTGTCAACTCACTCACTGACATACCCATTAGGGATTTTTGTATTTCATTACTAATCATAATATTTCCTCTCTATATGTAATATGACCAATTTTCATTCCAAAGACTTGTAACTGCATCTTCGGCAATACCAATATCGAATGAAGTTTTCAATCCAAGTGTCTCGACTACGAAAGCCTTAACCTCAGAGATATCTTCTGATTCGGAAATCTTCTCTTCCAAACCTTCGATTGCATAGACATCCTCTTCAATGTCCATCATGTAACTTTTAACTTTTCCCATATTTTCCTCTCTTTCTCAATCTTACATAGCTATAGTATCAAATGATTCGCTAGTTGTCAAGACTTTTTGTAATATGTCTTGTACAAATAATCCAACTTGTTAATCTCTGGATGAGCCCTAATCCACATTCCTGTGTGTGGTTCAAAATGATTTTTGAAAAACTTATCCATCAAAGCATTTCCAGTTTCTTCTTTTGGATTTATCTTCAAACTCAATTCATCAAACTCATGGTCTGACATAATACTATCACCCTTGAACTCATAGGCATAAGCCGCAACTGACAGTATAATTCTGTTTCTTATTTCTTTAGAGTACATCTGCATCCCATACTAGTTGAGCAAGTTTGTCTTGCATTTTGTATGCCTCTTTCTCCCAAGGCAAATCATAGTAGGCAGTCTTAGGGTTAATCTTTTTACCCTTCCACTTCTCACCATAACCACAAGTCTCTTTCCTTGCATATTGTTTTACATGAACCATTTCGTGACAGATAGTAGTCACAAGTTCTTTCAGTGTCAATTTATTGTGAACCTCAATCGTAAACTCACGATTAGTATCTTCCATCATACACCAACCAACAGCATCGCCTGTCAGTTTCTTAATCTGTACTTCAATTTCTAGGGTTTTCATTTTAGGCATAAGAGCCTTAATCATCTGTGTAACAACGACTTCAGCAACGTGTTTCTGAAACTTGTTCCCACCTTTGACTTCAATATAATTCATGCGAATCACCTCTCTTATTACTCTTATATGCTATCAAAACAAACCACATTTGTCAATAGCTTTATTGAAAAAAAATCCCCTGATTTCTCAGGGGATTTCTGTGTTGGGGGTGTGAGAGAGTTTGAGA